CGGGGCGTGATTATGCTATCCTCGAGGAACGAAATCCGGTGAGGTCGAGCTAACGCGCGTCTGTATAACCAGGCGCCCGTTTCGCTGTCCTTACCGATCGATTTCAAGTCCCATGGCAGAACGTCATTGCCTGTCACTTCTGACAGGACACGACGTTTACCATCGGACCGCTGCCTCTTACGTTCGTAAGAGATCAGCTTCCCGAGGACATCACGTGTCACTTTTATTCCTGCATCGTCATTCTCATGGAGCGGTATAGGCAATCGCCTCACCTTCTCCAGAAGAAGACCGACGGTCCTCTCTAACGGTATTCCCGTTTGAGCGGTCCATCGGTTTAGACGGTTAATAGCAACATAGCGTGATGCCATGGAGCTGAGGTCTTTAATAAAGACCCCACGCACGGGGAAACCATTATAATAGTCTCCCCCACATGACTCACGGAACGGTCCTCTAACAAAGGATTTAGAAGCGTTCGTCGTAAAACCAAGTAACTCGAGCAATCGAATTACGTGGCGGGCGATATCACTTTCACAAATGATATCATCCCCAAATACGCCGAAATTCCCGAATCGATTAGATTCGAGTCGAGATTTCACTAGTTTTCTTTCGAAAACTTTGTGAACAGCTTCTACCGCACAAGCGAATATGGCTGTCTCCAGCGGGAACGTGAAACCGTTACCCATAGAGCTAACCATACTCAAATCTAGCCACCCGCCATTTGACCGGGCCAAGTCCTTGTTATGGGACTTGACGAAGTCATCTGGTGAGAGTTTAGTACAAGGAGAGCGCAAAGCTTCCAACACGTCCATTACTGGGCGTGGTAGAAAGTGCTTGCACATCCTCATACTTATCGAATCGGAAGCTGAAGACAAATCTATCGTAGATAGATGATTGTCCAAGCTCCCTCTTCGGGCTAGCTCTCGGTTGATGTCAGGCTGAGTTGATAAATCAATACCAAACACCTTTTTGAGGCGTCTGGTTATCAACTCGCCAACACCTTTCTGTGCCCACATGTTGAGCACAGGCTCGGTGCAGATCACCCGAGAGATGCGGTCGTTCTTTGGAACAAACGACAACTTACTCCCTCCAACTATAACGCACTCACCGTACCTCTCAGTTCTGCCTAACTCGGCGTCCTTGAGAGTGTCGGAAGTGTCAATATAGTTCCGGTACATCCGGTACAAGCCAGGGGCCGTGCAAGTAAGGGGCCCGTCGTACAACTTCGTATAGAAGTCAGTACCACGAGCACCGACACTTGCTCCTGGGCCTAGTCCGCCGAGTTCGAAGAACTCATTGGGCCAAGCCAGGATACTCCCGTCCTTCTCAGATGGAACAAAAAACCTGTGTAGTGAGTCGCGAAACTCGCCACACAAGTGTTCATCCAAGTAGGACTCGGGCCTCCACCTCCAATTATCACAGCTGAAGTCAGCTGCGATAAACTTGTCAAAGGCAGCATCGTTAGCGTCCTCCGCGACGGCATCTCCATACTTCTTGAAGATGCTATCAACGAGGGCCACGCTAGCGTACTGCTTAGGACTGAGGTGACCACTCATCGCCATGTCAGCTAGATCCAGTTCGAATCTAGGTGACTCACCTTTCTCTACCGCATCGGTAAAGAACTGTGATGGAAGATGAGGGGTTAGGTCTTGCAGAAGGGTTGGATAAAGAGCATTTAACGAGAGTTTCATATAAATCTCCATTCAATCTCGTAAGAGTGTTTAACGATTTAACACGTCCTGTAAAGCTTCACGCACCGGTTGGCACTGTTCTACACCCTCTTGGGTACAGGACAGACCGCCGATGAATAAAGCGATCAGAACGGTAATGAAGGCCAGGAAACTTAATTTCCCAGCACGGTACTTCGCGTAATTGCGAATTACCGATACTACTGGGATCTTTAGCTTCCAGACGATGTTTTGCTGTTTGTCCCTTTCGGGCATTACAGCACCCCATCTTTGGCCAAATCACCGATCTCCGCATCTTGGTCCGAAAGGGCCCCGATGTGGCAGGATAGCGCGGCTTCAATGCTGTTCGCGTC